ATGGAAAATTTTTTAACGATCAACGGGAAATCTTATTCTCACAAACAGATAAATCTGATTCGTGATTTTTTCACGGACGATCAGTGGACTGTCATAGACGGTGCGTTGAGTGAGTTCAAGGATCATGATCCAGATTATCTTGAGGAGGTCTACGGATCTGAAAACATTCTCACGGAAACTTTGGATATCATCTCTGAAGTTTACCGTAGTGCCTACTAACAAACTGGCACACCACCTCTTGCAAAAGAGGGCGGCCTAGATTATATTAGAAATGTGGCAGGATCTATCGTAGTTATGACACGGTTGGATTTATCCGTAAAAGATACCGTTAGGATCATAGAACGTAAGACCACACGCAAACCACACCACAAAAACACATGGAATACGAAGACCTCTTGTTGCAAGAATTGATGGAAACACCTGGTGAACTCTACGACCTGCCAGAAATGAAACAGGATGACAAGTTCGATGTTGAATCGTATATTGAGAAATCTGATTTTACGTGGTGATCAAATAATATTAAACAATGAAATCACAAGTAACCCTAAAAAACACCAAAGCAGAAATCTTTCAATCCTTTTTAAAAAATAAAGACGCATTGGAGGAGAGGAACTGTTTAGTTATCCTTAGTATAGTTCTTTTCTGTTTCGTTTGTCTCACGTAGTAGACAGTTATTAAAGTGGCCTATCTGTACACACAGAGGGTCATTTTTTGTTATAATGAGTATGTACACAAAAACACATTAGTAAATGAGTTACACAAGAAACGAACGAGCTCTGTTAAATCTACAGAACGATATCAACAAATTATTTGATTATGTTGGTGAAGAAAACGACCAAATTCCATTCACCTCGTTAAGAACATTTGAAAAGGCTTGTGTTGCATTCGTTAACGCTATTGAGGTTGAGTCATGATAGGTACCGCACCAACAATGAGAATGTATGAGTCAATACACCTTGGCCATACATTCTGGATAGACGATGACGGCCTGTTCATGAGTTGCCCAACTTTCAAGGATGGCTCCGTGGATATGGAAAATGCGGTGAGCGTGTACGACTGGGAGAACTGGGAAGAGGCCCACCCACATTTACCACACTTAATGCACGTGAACCAGATTTGTATACTAAAGAGAGACTCAGATAAGATAGACTATTATTCAAAATTATTCGCACAATAGTGGCCAGTAATTAAACTGTCCACCATCACCCCACTATCACCTGATCCTAGGTTATAGTAAGTACATACAACAAAAGGAGCAAATTATGCAACTCACCCCAATTGCGTCAAACATGACACAAGTTGATCTCAACGGTTTTCAAGTTTTATTTTCATATAGAACCCCTGTTGCCTGTATATCTGATGATAATCAATATTATAGAACAGAAAAGTTTTGGTCAGTCACCACCAGTAGACACATTAACAAATGGTTAGATGGTGAAGTAGCAACAGAGCAACCCCAAACATATTTCGACAATTTGGCCAATTAACAAACTGTCCACTATAGCCCCATTCGTGATGCGTTTGGGGTTATAATAAGTATGTACACAAATGAAGGACTCTATGACCTACACAACTGACCAATTCAACAAAGACGTTTCAGAGTTGAGAAGATTGATAAAAATGTGTGATGATTTACAGAAGAAACAGGATAAAAATACAACTTACTTAATAAACCAATTCAACGGAGGTAAGTAATCATGGTCAAATCAAAAAGACAAATCAAACTATCTGTCCTACATGAGAAACTATGCGACCTAGGCTGGGACTATACAGCAGGCCGTATGTCTAGATCAGGGATGCAGGTTTATGATGAGATTATGCAATACTTAGGAGCCCTAGAGCCTGATGAGCATTGGAATGAGGATGTTTATGAGTGCAAGGGAGGCTATCATTAATGAAAAATATACACTTAGAACACCCCGAAGACACAATTTTAACAGGAGATCTATCCGTATTAGATGCGTTAGAGTTAGAGCAGGAAATATCCGTCAAGTATGACGGAGCTCCCGCTATCGTATGGGGAAAGAACCCAGCCACAGGCCGTCAGTTCGTAGGCACGAAATCCGTATTTAATAAAGTTAAAATCAAGATTTGTGAAAGCCCAGCTGATGTAATGACTCATTACGAGGGCCACCCTGTTCAAGATATTTTACTTGAGTGTTTGAAATACTTACCAGACACAGAAAATATCTATCAAGGTGATTTTATCGGCTTCGGTGGTGAATCAGAATATCAGCCAAATACTTTAGTTTATGATTTTGATGACGAAGTAAAAGAACAAATAATAGTAGCTCCACATACACAGTACACCACAACAACAACTTTAAAAGATGCAGAAGCAAAACCAATTAAGTCTAATCTTGACGGCACTTTTGACTGTTTATTCATTAAGCCTAACGCAGGTACTAGTATAGGCCAATACAATAGATACGGATCTAAGTTTGATTTTAAAAACTATCTTAAGTTCGTTAAACAGATGGCCAGCATGGTTACGTTTTTAACTGCATCAGATGCAAAAGCCATGAAAACGGAATTAAATAGGTATATCAGAAATGGCCATTATATTCACCCCGAAGACTTCGGCAATGAGTTATTAATTTCGTTGTGGGTGAGTGTTAAAAACTTAAAGATGATGGCTTTGAGCCAGTGCCGTCATAGGTGGGGCCCTGATGCGTACTTGATGGATGAGGGAGGAAACCCAGAGCTTATTGATGCTGAGGGCTACGTAATTCATAATAAAATAGGATCATACAAATTAATCGACAGAGAATGGTTTAGCCATGCAAACTTTAACAACACCAGATGGGCCAATGCGAAAACTAACTGACACGGAATTTAACTATCTTAAGGAGCTCTACGTTGACAGAATCGTAGAGGGCATGATGACAAAAGACTTAGTTCGTTATGTTATGGAACGCGAGCAAGAGTGGATCGACTCTTTAACCTATACTGAGGCTATGGATGAGTTAGAAAGTTATTTTGACGAAATGTTCACGGATACTGTAGAGGAAGCCCTAGCCGATATCAAGGAATTTGGGCCAGATTACAAACCGTCCACTGAAGACACACGTTTCTAGCCAATGCGTTATAATAAGTACATACACAAAAGGATTTCTTTATGACTTCATTAGACACAGCACTTGGCACTTCAGAGTTAACCGAAGAGTTAATTAAAGAGTACATAGAGGATGAGGGCTATGAGAGAGAAGATATGGAGGAATTCATCAAGGAGCACGGTGACAGGGCTTTTCAATTAGATTATCAGGACTATTTGGCCGCAATTGATGATATGGGCTCTGAAGTAGTCGAAGCATTTATTGAGGAGTTTTCAATCAATGACGTAAGTAGCTGCCGTGATGCGTACATGGGCTGTTACAGATCAGGTGCAGAATTTGCAGAGCAAATGGCCTCCGACTGTGGCGAAGTGATGAACCCGATGGCCAGCTGGATAGAGATCGACTGGGAGAAGAGCTGGGAAAATTTATCCTACGACTATTGCGAATACGACGGACACATATTCAGCCAGTATTATTAGTGGCACACGGGCCCTTTCATTAGGGCCCATTATCCCTTATAATAAGAATAACAAACAAACAAAGTTTTAAAACTATGTACGATCCAAACGACCTAAAGGAATTAACTTCAGACATTATGTACACAGAAAGAGTGATCCGCAAGCCAAACAAAGTCGTAAGATATTATTTTGAAAATGGATATGGAGCCAGCGTAGCATGCCATGAGGGATCATATGGTGGCCCAGATGGACTGTATGAAATGGCCCTGTTGAAAGGAGATAATTTACATTATGACGAAAGCGGGATTTGGGCTGATGTAATAGGTTATCTAACATTTGCGGAGGTTTGGGCATATATGAAGGAGATTGCAGAGTATTAGGCCACTTCACAAAGTGGCACTCAACTGCTTGCAAAGTGACCCCTTTTGTGTGTATAATAGTAGTATACAAAGTTCAAAACAGATTTAAAAATTATGTTCACTATTCAAAAATTCATCGAAGTTCCAAATACAAATATTAAGGAACCTGTCACAGGTTTTGCTGATGACCTATGCTACGACATGGCACAGCAATTTGGTCATGCTCAAATCGTTTGGTATGCTCTAAACGGAAACCGCGTTGTTGACGGAGAGTATACAGACAAAGACTAAACTGTCACACGGGCCCTTCCATTAGGGCCCATTATCCATTATAATAAGTACATACACAAAAGGAGTTTCACACATGATCCAAACAAAGACAGAAAGATTAATAAACAGAATCAAAGAAAAAGAGTCATTCAATGACGTGGCTTATGTTTGCGAAGATTTCGAAACATTTATTGAAGAAGTGGCTGAGTGGGGAGTAGACCACGCAGCAGGAGTTGACTTTGACGACCCAGAGCTAAACCTTGAGCAGTTAGACGCATATTTTGCATCTTTCGGCTGCACACCTTCAAACCCTCATCCAGCTGGGAGGTACGCATAATGAGCCACCCAGTAAACGACTCAATTTTAGAAACCCTCTTTGAAGAGGCCCTCGCAGAAATCGGAATTGCTGAGGATTCCCCATTCTTTGCAGATGCTGAGAAAATAGCAGGGGAAATGGCCATGAACAAATTCTTAGAGATGGGCTAAGAAAAGTCAAGCGGGTGAGTGCCACTTAATGAACTGGCCCTATACTCACCACGCTGCCATAAAATCCGTTATAATAATAGTATAAACAAAAGGAGATCCACTCATGGTTCAAACAACATTCAATCTTTCAGACATCGGAACAGACAAATATAATGGTTGGTCAAATTGGACTACGTGGAACTGTGCATTGTGGATTAACAATGACATGGGTTTCTACGGAATCGCTCAAGAGGTAGAAACATTCGGTGAGTTTTTACTTTGGGTTCTACCTGAGAATGGCGAAGGCAAAACACCTGATGGAGCAATCTGGCAGGAAGCAGATTTAACAGAAATGACAGAATTAATACAGGAGATCAAAGCATGAAACCATTAGACCCCAAAGTCTATGAAGCCCTGCTTAAAGCAGAAAAACTAAAACGTCACCTAAAGGAGCATTAAACATGACAGGAATTGAACTTTTTATATTGATTGGCGGCTGCTATGCATTATACACTGTAGGAGTGGCAATTGCAACCGAAATGGATTACAGACGTGCCAGTAAAACAACTGGCCCTAAACCAACTATTATAGTGAAAAAACCATTATAATAAGTATATACAAAACAAGGATTAAAATCAATGTTCAAAACAGACGGCTCAGTCCACACATCAGGTATTAAAAACGAACTTAATACAATCGACTTTCTAAATGAGACTGGCCTATTCGCTGAAGAGGTTAAGCACTTCGGAGGAACAAAGAGCAAAGCCGACGCAAAGGCAGGGGACGTTAATATTTCAATCAAGCATAAGAAGGGGCTAAAGAATGGGTCTTTTGACTGGGTGAACACATCAAAGATTGATGGCCTAGTAGATACAAAGGAGTTCGAAGACTTTATCCTATTGACTAAGTTATACAGAGACACACCCGAAGCCGAGAAGCAGGTTGAAAACTTTCGCCAGTACTTCGCCAGCCATTGCTCAAACCAGTTGAACGCAATTAAATCTGATGCACTCACCACATGGCTCAAGCAGGTCATGTTAGAAGAGAATCATGGCATGGTCATGGTCATAAACGACACACAGGCCAAGCAGGTGCATATAGTCAAAGAAGAAAACCTTAAGACAGTTCAATTACTTAAGAAGGGCTGGACTGCTGAATTTCAAAGAGATTGGAAAGGGCAGAGCAGCCGTAAGGTCATCTTAAGATCATCAATCACAGGAGCTATAATAGACACAGGGCTCAGACTTAGACTAACAAGCAACAACGGAATTAAAGCATTTTTAGGCCTAAGCAAAGCCAATAAGAGTTCACAGGTTGTACTCAAGCTCCAACAGGATGGCATCTCAAATCTATTGGAGACAGCAACAGAGGTTACTGACTATTCATATTAGTTAGCCAGACAGTGTAAGGGGGCCGATCCCCCCTTATATAAAAACCGAAAGAGACCCTAACCTACAAAGTGTTACGGAAGCGAGATAAATGTTTCTTGTTATACAAAAATTTTTTCCCCTATATAAAAACATGTAAGGTCGTTTCATTAATGCAAAAAAATTTCGGACATATTTTTTCGACCATAGAGGTCGATCCCGCAACTGGAGAGTATAAGATTATAATACCAGAAGCAGTTATCAATGAGATGGGATGGTTCGAAGATACAGAACTTAAATGGAACTTGGTAGATAAAGAAGTAATATTAACCGAAGATACAGATTGATTGACAACGACTATATAAGATGATATAATTGGATTGAAAGGAATTTAATTTTTATGGCTAAAGGATTCACGGTGAAGGCAAAAACACCGACTGCACAAAAGCAAGTGCAAGAATGGGATTACGATAGAGCTAAGCAGTTGGTAAAAGGGAAGGCAATAGTATTCTGTTTACCTGGCCGCGGAGTTTCATATCAGTACCTAAAGAGTTTCGTACAACTATGCTTCGACTTGGTTCAGGCTGGTGCAAGTATACAGATATCTCAAGATTATTCATCAATGGTAAATTTCGCCCGTTGTAAATGTTTGGGTGCTAATGTACTCAGAGGGCCTAAGCAATTACCATGGGATGGAAAACTAAAATATGATTGGCAACTATGGATTGACTCAGATATAGTTTTTAATTCTGAGAAGTTCTTTCAGTTAGTCTTAATGGAAAAAGACTTAGCAGCAGGTTGGTATGCTACAGAGGATGGTAAAACAACTTCAGTTGCTCACTGGTTAGAAGAAGATGATTTCCGTAACAACGGTGGAGTCATGAATCATGAAACAGTTGAAAGTATGAGTAAGAGAAAGAAACCTTTTACAGTAGACTACACAGGTTTCGGATGGCTTCTTATTAAAAAGGGAGTATTTGAAAACGAAGGTATACCTTATCCATGGTTTGCACCTAAGATGCAGGTCTTCGAAAGTGGCGAGGTACAAGACATGTGCGGTGAAGACGTTTCTTTCTGTCTTGATGCAAAAGAAGCAGGTTACGAAATCTGGTGCGATCCACGTGTGCGTGTAGGACATGAGAAAACAAGAATCATATAGTATTCTCATAGGTGGTGAGGAGAAGTATTCGAATCTTACACAGAACGAATACTTTGATATGATGGAGGACTTAGCGATTGAATTCTACAAAACAGGTTCTCCACATCCTGATACAGTAAAAACTAAGATTAACAAGGAGTAATTATGGCAGTTTATTCAAGTACGAACACGAGTAAGGAGGCAACACCCAAAAAAACTCGTCAAGGAAGCGGAAAACACTCAAAATATTCGGCAACATCCCGTAACTCGGCTCGTAAAAAGTACAGAGGACAAGGAAAATAACCGCAGTGTCTCGAAAGAGGCACTTTTTTTATGGGGAAACCAGTATAAATAATAAAAAACCTTTGTCTGATGGCGATTAAGAGGGTATCTAGAGCATTTAAAGACATTTCATTGTCCTTTAAACCTCATCCTGTAACAAAAGATTTGCAAATATTGAAGAATGCGGATGCAATTCGTAGATCAGTAAGAAATATAGTGCAAACAATTCCTACTGAAAGATTCTTTAACTCATTATTAGGATCTGATGTCCAGAGAAGTCTATTTGAGTTCGTTGATTTTGGTACTGCATCTACTATACGACAACAAATAGCCATTGCTTTAGATAACTTCGAACCAAGAGTAGAAAATGTTGAGGTTGCGGTAGATCCGAATCAAGATGATAATGCTTTTGATGTTACCGTTATTTTCGATATTGTAGGACAAGAGTTTCCAACACAAGAATATTCATTCCTCTTAGAGGCAACAAGATAACATGCCTTTCACTAAATTTACAGATCTTGATTTTGATCAAATAAAAACGTCAATTAAGTCATATCTCCGTGCTAATACCACTTTTACTGACTTTGACTTTGAAGGATCCAACTTTTCTGTCCTTATAGACACATTAGCTTATAATACGTATATTACAGCATTCAACTCAAACATGGTTGTGAACGAATCTTTCCTAGATTCAGCAACAGTTAGAGAAAATGTTGTTTCATTAGCAAGAAATATAGGTTATGTACCTCGTTCTAGAACGGCAGCCACAGCAGAAGTATCCTTTGATGTAGGTCTAAACATAACTTCTCTCAATTTAACCCCTACAGCGACTATAAGAGCAGGTTTAGTGTGTGTAGGTGATGCTAACAACACCTCATATGTGTTCTCAACGTCTGAAGACATCTCTGCACCCATAACAGAACCAACACCAGGTACTTTTGTAGCGTCATTTAACAATATTATCATTAAAGAAGGGACATTTCTTAATAGAATCTTCACAGTTGATGGTTCATTAGACCAAAGATTCCTTTTAGACAACCCAAGTATTGATACTTCGACTATAAAAGTGTATGTTAAAGGGCCTAGCGACTCAGCTGGGTCACTTGGAATAGAATATTCACTAGTTGACAATATTTTAGACGTAAATTCGAACTCAGAAATCTTTTTAGTGCAAGAAGTACAGGATGAAAGGTATGAATTGCTATTTGGTGATGGAATAATCGGTAAAAAATTAGAAAATGGGTCAGTAGTTACTGTTCAGTACATTATTACTGATGGAGAAGACGGAAATGGGATTGGAAATGGCAATAGTTTCTCATTTGCAGGAAGAATTGTTAATCCACAAGGAGGTTCAGTCACTCTCACATCAACTCCTAGTGTAGGTACCGTTCAGGCATCCACAAATGGGTCTGAAATAGAGTCTATTAGTTCAATTAAGTATTATGCACCTAGAATCTATTCCTCCCAGTACAGGGCGGTTACACCTAGAGATTATGAAGCTATAGTAAAGAAGATTTATCCTGATACAGAGTCAGTTGCAGTCGTTGGTGGTGAAGAAATGGATCCACCAGAGTTTGGTACTGTCACAATTAGCATCAAACCTAAAAATGGTACATATGTATCAACATTTAACAAAACTAGGATTTTATCTCAGTTAAAGCAATACGCTGTATCTGGTATTAACCAAAAAATTGAAGATCTTAAAATACTATATGTGGAAATTGATTCTGCAGTGTATTTTGATGAAAATAAGGTCTCTACCTCATCTGCCCTTCAAACAAAAGTCTCAAATACACTAACTGCATATTCAAATTCTGTAGATATGAATAAATTTGGTGGTAGATTCAAATATAGTAAAGTACAGCAAGTAATTGATAGTACAGATACTGCTATTACCTCTAATATTACCCGTGTACGTATTAGAAGGGATTTGAAGGCAGCAATTAACCAGTTTGCCCAATATGAACTATGTTTCGGTAACCAATTCCATGTAACCGCATCAGGAAAGAATATTAAGTCTACTGGGTTTACAATATCTAATAATATTAGAACTGTTTACCTTACAGATACTCCTAATTCAGATATGAAGACAGGTGTTATCTCTATTGTGGAAATATTAGACAATGGAACTGAAAATACTGTTATTGGTTCAGCTGGAACCGTAGATTATATAAAAGGAGAAATTCTTCTAAGTACAGTGAATATTACATCAACACTTGATAATAGTGGTGTTGTAGAAGTACAAGCAATTCCAGAATCTAATGATGTAGTTGGATTAAAAGAACTATACCTCAATTTTAGTCTTTCAAAAAGTACAATAAATATGATTAGGGATGTGATAAGTTCAGGTGATGAAATTACTGGAACTAGCTTTATTAAGGACTTCTATACTTCAAGTTATCTTAACGGAAAATTAATAAGAGAATAATATGATCAATACTGGTTTTGAACCTAAAGTAAAGGTTCAACAAATCATTGAAAATCAGCTGCCTGAATATGTATTAAGTGAAAGTCCTAATGCAGTAGAATTTTTAAAGCAATATTATATTTCCCAAGAATATCAGGGAGGTAATATTGATATCTCTGATAATTTAGATCAATATTTAAAATTAGATAATTTAACCCCAGACGTTGTTATTGGATCAACAACTCTTTCTACTGGAATTACTACAAGTAGTGATACTATTCCTGTTTCTAGTACAAAGGGTTTTCCTAGTGAATGGGGTTTATTAAAGATTAATGATGAGGTTATAACTTATACTGGAGTAACAACTAACAGTTTTACTGGTGCTAAACGTGGTTTTAGTGGTATTACAAGTTATCATCAAGAATTAAATCAAGAAGACTTAACATTTTCCACTTCTAGTACTGCTGATCATTTATCAGGTACTTATGTACAAAACTTAAGTTCTCTATTTTTACAAGAATTTTATAAAAAACTCAAGTTTTCTCTTACTCCAGGGTTAGAGAATGTTGATTTTGATGCAAATTTGAATGCAGGTACGTTTATAAAAGAAGCAAGATCATTATATAACGCTAAAGGAACAGATGAATCATTCAGAATTTTATTTAATGCACTTTACAATGAAACTCCAAAAGTTGTAAATTTAGAAGAATATCTATTAAAACCATCTGCAGCAAATTATGTTAGAAGAGAAGTTGTAATTGCTGAGGCTCTTAGTGGTGATGTTACTAAATTAGCAGGTCAAACACTGTTTAAAACATCAGATGTTAATACTAGTGCTTCAATATCTGAGGTTGAAAGTTTTAGTAGAGTTGGTGTTGCATTAACAATTGTTCAAAGTTACTTCAAATTATCACTCTTTATTGGTTTTGATGACTCTGATTCAACAATTCAAGGTAATTTTGATGTAACACAAGCAACAAGATGTCTTGATAGTGTTGGTGCTGGTGATTCAGTAATTAGTGTTGACTCAACTGTAGGGTTTGGCCAAACTGGAACTATCATATCTGCTGGTAATGCAAGTATTGATTATACAAGTAAGAGTATTAACCAGTTCTTTGGATGCACTGGAATAGGTGTTTCCATTAAAAAGGCAGATGAAATAAGAAGTAATAACACTTATTATGGTTATGAAGATGGAGATATTACTAAACCTGTAGAATTAAGACTTACTGGTGTCTTAGCAGACTTCCAACAAGTATCTGAAAACCTTAATATTAACGAAGGTGAGATAATTTCAGTTAAAAATGTTGGTGATTTTATAGAAAATCCAGCAACAAACAGATCATTTAAGGAAACTTTTGCAAATTCATGGATTTATAATACAAGTTGTAGATATTTTATTCAAGGAATTAAATTTGTTGCTGCAAGTCAGTTCATTACTAAGGCAAAAATTGATAGATCTAGTCTAAAAAAAGGTGATTTAGTCGAAATTGTCCGAACTGGATCAAATATTGTAGAAAGTTTTACTAATGGAAACTTAGAAAGTACAATTATTTCAGTACTTGATGAAAATACCATCCAATTATCAGATGGTTACACTGGAAATGGTGCAATTGATATTAGAAGAAAACCAAATTATGCAGTTAGTACCGCAGTTCCTCTAGAATTTCCTCATTTATTATCAGATACATCAAATTTATACATTAAAGACAATAATGAAGCATATGTTGCATCAAATTCTCTTCCATCTGGAAGAATTGGTGTTACTACTGACTTTGTAAACGTCATAACCACTAATGTAAAGTCTGCAACATCTAGTGGTTTAGACAGTATAGTACCAAATACACTAGATCAGTACAGTACTGTTGTATTTCCAACTGCTGTTCCTTTCTTTACAGGTGATGAAATTTTCTATAAACCAGATGGTGATCATTATGTTGGATTAGAGACTGGTAGATATTACTGTGAGATTGTTTCTAGTGATAAAAAGAAGATAAGATTATATGGATCTAGAGCATCTATTGAAAGTGCTACTTATATCCCGTTACAATCTACTACTGGTATTCATAAGTTTATATTAAATTCTCAGAGATCAGAAGTAATATCAGCTCAAAAGTCACTTAAGAAGTTTGCATTAACACCATCTTCAAATAGAGCAAGTCAAACAGAGACAGAGCCAGGAACAACTGGTGTAATGATTAATGGTGTAGAAATTAGTAACTATAAATCTGAAGATAAAGTTTATTATGGCCCATTAAAATCCGCAAATGTTGTTACTTCTGGTACTGGTTATGATGTCGTTAATCCACCAAATGTATATGTTAGTGCTGGTGTTGGTATAACTGCTGCTATACAACCAGTAATTGAAGGTTCTGTTACTAAAGTCTTTATTGATCCTCAAGGATTTGATATTAACGAAGTTATAAGTATTGACGTTAATGGTGGTAATGGTACTGCAGTTTTAGAACCAATAATTGTTAACAAAGCAAGAGAAGTTGAATTTGACGGAAGACAGAAAATTTATTCTGGTGGAGTTGATGATGCTGCCGATACTATTACATTTTTAACTAATCATACATTCCAAAATGGTCAAGAAGTAATATACAAGTCTAATGGAAACGAAGGAATTGGAATTGGAATTGGAACAGATACTCTAGTTAACAATGCTTCTTACTTTATTGAGGTAATTGATAATAAAACTGTTAAACTATACAATAGTACATTAAATGCAGTCAATAGGGAAAATCCAATTGGTATGGGTGTTTCCAACACTAGTGGTACACATAAGTTCTCTACTTTACCAAATCAAAGATCAGTTATTGGTATTCAAGTTATAGATGGTGGAAAAATAACTAATAGAAAGTTACTTGTTAAACCTACAGGAATATCAACACAATATAATAAAGTATCATTTGAAAATCATGGATTTGGTAATGGTGAGATAGTTGAGTATTCTACTGCTATAGGTGCTGGTACAACACTTACAGAGTCAATTAGTGGACTAACAGAAACTACAGGAATATCTACAACTGCAAATTATTACTATGTAATGAAAGTGGATAATGATTCATTTAGATTGGCCAATGCTGGTCTTGGTGGAACAGACATAACTAACTTTACTAGAGATAACTTTGTTAAATTTGAATCTGAGGGTCAGGGATTCCAAGTCTTTAAATATCCAGATGTATCAGTATCGTTGAAATACTCTCCTGTTGGATTTGGTACTATTACTCAAACTGCTGAGGAAATGGTACTTACCCCAACTATTAAAGGTAGTATTGTTGATTCTTATTTGTATGAAACTGGTACTGGTTATGGTTCAACTATAATTAATTTTGAGAAGAAACCAACAATAACTATACAGAATGGTAGAGAAGCATCATTAAAAGCAAATATTATTGGAGGAATACTTGATAGTGTTGATATTAACTATGGTGGTGTCGAATATTACTCAACACCTGATCTAGAAGTAGTTGATATTTCAGGATCAGGATCTGGTGCTAAATTAAGACCAATTATAGTTAACAATAGAATATCATCTGTACAAGTTGTTAGTTCAGGTATTGGATACTCTGCATCATCAACTACTATAAAAGTAGTTTCTGCAGGTAAAGCAGGTTTTATTGATGTTGATGTAAGACCATTGACCATAGACATGGTACAAAAATTTGATGATGATGTAATATTAGCAGGAAATGATGATAGTTTAAAATATACAGTTGCTGGATATGGAGTAACATTTAGAAACTCATTTGGTGAAGTTGGTACAGGTATTACTATTGCTTCTAAAATTATTGGATGGGCTTATGATGGAAATCCAATTTATGGGCCTTTTGTTTATTCAAATCCTGAAGATTCCAACTCAGTTCCAGAAAGAATACGTAGTGGTTATACATTAGACACTTCTATTGTTGTTGATAGACCTCCTACTACAGTTTTCCCTGCTGGATTCTTTGTAGATGATAATAAATTTGATGATTCTGGTGATTTGGATATTAATAATGGTCGTTTTGCAAAAACACCTGAGTTTCCAGATGGAATATATGCTTATTATGCAACTATTAAAGATAGTGGTTCTCAAAATAAACCAGACTTCCCATACTTTATAGGAGATAAATTTAGATCTATTCCACTGGATCAAGTTATAACTCAAGATTTTGATTATGCATCAAATAATCTTATTAGAAATACATTCCCATATAGAGTTGCTGAACAGAATATTGATAACGACTTTATCATTGAAACAAATGAAATATCAAATCAGAAGGCAGTAATAGAATCAGTTACAGCAGGTACTGTTGATGAATTGAATATTGTCGATTCTGGTGATAATTATGCAGTTGGTGAGAGATTAACATTTGATGAAGAAGGTACAAGTGGTGAAGGTTTATCAAGTAAAATTTCCTCTTTGGAGGGAAGACCTATTGTTGATGTACAAACTGCAGTTACAACTTTTGAAAATACAATATTGACTTGGAACCCTGATAATGTTCAAGTTAATATTCTACCTCAACATCCTTTAGTTAATCGTGATAATGTTGTTATTTCTGGATTATCTACTGTTCTATCACAAATAAATGGACAATATCAAATTGGTATAGTAACAGCAAGCACTCAGGTAATTGCGGTAGTACCTACAGTTGCATCTCTACCAAATTCAAGTGAAATATATGTTTCTACAATACCAGAGAGATTATCTATAGGTAATAGTATTACAGTTGGTACTGAAACAATGCAGGTTTTAGAAATATACCCAACTGAGAAGATAATAAGGGCAAATAGAGGTTCTACAGGTCTTGTACACGGTGTAGGAAGTACAATTTCCATAGTTCCTAGTTCATTTACTATTCCTAAGTCTGTACCTTATTTTGAATCAACATTAAACAATGTTGCATACTTTAATCCAATCAAAGCTGTTGGTTTTGGTGTTACATCTGGTGTCACCCATACATCAACATTTGGATTTGGAAGTACTACAATTACAAGAAGTATTCCAACTCAAGCAATTTATTTACCAAATCATAAGTTTGTAAACAACGAACCAGTAACTGTTTCAGTACCTGGTGGAGCAGCACAAATATCTATTGCTAATAGCACTGGTACTGTTAGTTACAATTTACCTTCACAAGTATTCGTAACAAATAAAGGTAAAAATTATGTTGGTATAAAAACTGGTGTAGGTATAGGGTTCTCTGATGTTTACTTTACTGGTGGTGGTACTAATCAAGATAATTATAAAATTGAAACTAAATTTGAACAAGTTTTAGCAAAAACACAAAAAATTATTTCAACTGTTTCTATCTCTACAGCATTCACTCATAATTTAACTGTAGGTGATCAAATTGACTTAGAAGTTAAGTCTAATCTTTCAGTTGGTATTGGAACATCTACAGCCGTAAGAATTAAGAGAAATGCAGATACTGGAAATATTTTAATTAATCCTATTGATTTTGATCCAACTACAATCAATACAACAAAAAATGAAATAACATTAAATGAGCATGGATTAGAAACAGGAGATAAAGTTTACTATGAGGCTCCTAATGGTGTTTCTACTGGATTGCATACTGGTAATTACTTTGTATACAGAGTTGATGATGATATTATAAAATTATCTGCAACTTCTAAAGATGCTTATACCAATCCTCCTATTACAACTGAAATATCTGGTACTGGAATCGGAACACAGTCTCTTTCTTTAGTAAATCCATCTCTATTCATTGTTGGAAATAGTGATTTAGTGTTTAATATAGTCGATCCTTCTTTAGCAGGATATGAACTTAAGTTTTATTATGATAATCAGTTTAATAATGAATTTGTCTCTACTGGATTCACAGGTGCAACTCAGTTTACTGTAACAGGTGTTGGAACAGCTGGTATTGGTACTATTGCAAATAGAACTCTAAATTATGATAGTATGCTTCCATCTAAGTTGTATTATAACTTGGAAAACAGTGGAGGTATTACTACAGCAGATACTTCTGTTGAAAGTCATTCATTAATCAATTTCTCAGATAGTTTATATAACAGCAGATATAATATTATTGCTACAGGATCTACAACATTTGATGTATCTCTAAAACGAGTTCCAGAAAGATTATCTTATGCATCATCTGAAACTAGTTCTTTAAAATATACCACAACATCTCCAACAGCAATTGGCGGTATTCATAAAGCAGATATTAACTTTAGTGGATTTGGATATAAGAGATTACCTAATTTCAGTGGTGTTGATAATACTTCAGGAACAGGTGCATATGTTATTCCTTCTTCAAAATCAATTGGTAATGCAAACCAAGTAAGAATAATTAACGAAGGATTTGAATATTCATCAGATAAAACTTTAAAACCAAATGCATTTATTTCACCTTTAATTGTTGTTGAAAATTCAAATACAATAGGTGTAGTTACTGTTACTAGTGGTGGTGGTGGATATCTATCTGCTCCAAATGTGCATATTGTACATCCAACTACAAGACTAAGAATTTCTGCTGGTTTATTGAGAGCATCATTAGCAGGGCCTGCAATATCAAATGTTGATGTAATTGTGGCTCCATCTGGATTACCAGAAAAAGAAGTAGAATTGTTTACAGTGAATAATACTAATGGTATTGGTATTCAGACAGTTGGTAGTAACAATAGTGGAATATTTACATGTCATATAACAACTCCATCAGCAGGATACGCTGAACCACCATTTAAAGTTGGTGATGAAGTCTTTATAGAGAATATAATCAAAGAAGATGTTCATGGTGGTACTGGATTTAACTCTCAAGATATTGGTTATAGATTCCCTAAAGTTATAGCATACTTATCAGGTGCAAGTGATGCAGTTGTTGTTGATGCATCTGAGTATTCAACAAACTGTGGTGTTGCTGTTACTGACCAAGGATCTCTTGCAGTCATTATTAATAGAACGGATTATCCAACATTCTCAGTTGATCAATTCCCATCTCAATTTATTGTTGGCGAACAAATAATAAGTAACGAGATTCCAAGAGATTTATACATTACCGAAAATAAAGTTGATGCAGACAATCCTGATTTTGTTAGAGTTTCTGGAACTTACAGATTAACTCCTGGTGAAGGTATTGTTGGAAAGGAATCTGGAACAATAGCAGCTGTTGTTAGCATTACTGAAAACGAAGGAAAATTTGATGTAAGTTATGCTGTTAAGAAAGACATTGGTTGGACTAATGATACTGGAAAATTAAATTTAGATAATCAGGTGCTTCCTGATAATGATTATTACCAGAATCTTTCATATACAGTCAAGAGTAGTCAAGAATATAGTACATTAAGAAGTCCAGTAAATGGATTACTTCATACTGCAGGTCTTAAGAATTTTGCAGACACTGGAATAACATCTACAACAGCATTAGTTGGAATTGGTAGTGAAGATCAATCACTCTCTATCCTTGATCTAATAGCTGATAACAGAGTAGATACACTTTATAATTATGCTACTGCAGTTGACTTAGAATATAATACGACTAATAGAGATTCAATTATATCTTTAACTGGTAGAGCATCTAAATTTGTTCAAATTGATAATAAGAGATTATCATCATATTTACTTGCGAAGAGTAATCAAGTTTTGATAGTAGACGACATCAATAATCAATTCTCAAACTTAGATGGTGATCCTAGTGAATTTTTAAATTTATTTAAAATAGACAATGATAGTGTTAATCCCTTTGAAAGTTTATTTGTTAGGGTTACAAATGTAGACCAATCTGATATTCAAACAGCAGATTTAATATTGATGAGTAATTTTGGAACAGAATCTGTTTTATTACAAAAACAAAAATTAGATGATGAGACATCTATTGGTAGTTTTGCAGTATTTGAAGATGCTCTTGGAGATACTTACCTTAGATTTACTCCTTTACCTGATGCGTATAATACAGACTACGATCTTAAGGTGGTTAGACAAAACTTTAATGATCAAGCAGGTGTTGGTACATTTGGTGTAGGATTTGTTAATATAACTGGTTCTGTTGGTATTGCTACTACTGTTTCATCAGGGATAACAACTACTAGAGTTATTGGTTTAAGTTCAGAAAAATATCATTCACTACATTTACAGAACCATATACTAAATCAAACAACAAATGAGCAAAATTATGTAGAATTATATGTTAGTCATGATGGTGAAAATACATATACTTCTGAATATTTTGTTGATACACATTCTGATGTTGGAATGTACTCAGATATCTTAATGGGTGAATTTGTAGTAGGATTCTCAACAGATTCTGGTCATGGAAATGAATTAATAGTTGATTATCATAATAATTCAACAGATAAGATAGAACTTAAGACTAGAGTAGTTGGATTTGGTACAACAGCTGTTGGAGTTGGAACTTACAGATACTTAGCACCTGGTCAACCTGCAGGATCTGAACAAACTGCTCTTTATCAATCTGATTATTCTATTGGTACTGGAACAACAAC